AGTCAAGATGGACTGCTGAAGAATACTTTGAAGAAACCTTTAACACCAAAGAGAGATGAAAGACATAATAGCATTATGCAACCGAGACAAAGAAGATTATGGTATTGAGAATGATTAAGTCGTACCTTCGCAAGACACGACACATACGAGAAATCCAAAAATACTTGGATATGTTAATGATGGACAACATCAACCTATCTATACACGCAAGTAGATTCGGATGGACTGATGAACTCCAGAACCAACTAACCAACTCCGCACTACTTATCCGTAAGTACCAAAGAAGATTAAGGCTCATAAAGTTGTGATAGAGGTAACCATTACACCTACAATGTTACAAGAAGCACAAGAGCGATTTAACTTCGGAGTGCTTAATGGTTCTATCACCAGAGGAGAGGGCAACCTCGCTGGTGCATTAGGAGAAGTAGCTTCTATCCATTACCTACAATCCAAAGGCTACCGAGTAGAGGACACCAGTACCTACGATTACGATATTATTGTTAATGGTCACAAGGTGGATGTCAAAACCAAAAGACAAAGACACGCACCCCTACCACACAATAGAGTAACAGTATCCTCTTGGAACACTAAACAACAATGTGATTTCTATTTCTTTGCTACGGCACTATACAACCATAGTTATGTGTATCTAAATGGATACTACCAAAAGGAAGCCTTCTTTAGAGAAGCAGACTTCAAACATAAAGGAGATGGTGACCCCGAAGGAGGCAACACATCATTTACCTTTACCCACGACTGTTATGTCTTACACAATCATCAAATACATAAATTCAAATGAGCGAAGAACAAGGAAAGAGTGCTAATGTACTCATCAACAGAAACAACTTAAACCACCTATTTGAGTTGTTGGTGCAAGTGCATTTAAGAGGACAACTCTCAAGAGATGAACAAGCATTCGTAAAGAACTTTATAGAACTACCAGATGCTCCTACAAGAGAGAACAGAGCTGCAAGACGTGCTAACACCCAAGCAATCAAGAAGCTATTTAGAGAAGAGGCTAAACGCCAAAGAGATGAGTAGGTTAACATTATAAACTATAACGATTTATAATGGGATTCAAGAAAGGAGAGGTTACCAATCCAAATGGAAGACCTAAAGGTAAACCTAACAAGACAACGGCAGAGATTAGAGAAGCATACCAGAAGTTAGTAGAGGACAACCTCACTAATATGACGGAGTGGCTTACACAAGTAGCAGCAGAGAACCCAGAGAAGGCTATGGACTTGATGCTCAAGTTAAGTGAGTATATGATTCCTAAACTCGCAAGGCAAGAGGTTACTGGAGCAGATGGTAAGGACTTGTTCAAGAACATTACCTTTGAGTTCGGTACACCAATCAACGAAAGAGACGAATGACAGTAACGGGCTTCAGTCCACACAAGGTACAAGCAGAACTCTTACAATCTATCGTAGAGGGTAAGGAGAAGTATCACATCGCATCTATCGGTAGGCAGTTTGGTAAGTCTATGATGGGTATGAACCTTGCTTTGTATTGGGGGTTTAATCATAGCCCTTGTAAGATACTCTGGGTGTCTCCAGTATATAGCCAAGCAAACAAGGTACAGAAAGAGCTGATGTCTGCTATCGGTGCAAGTGGTGTAGTGAAGTCTAACAACTACTCAACAAACGAATTAGAACTCAAGAACGGTTCAACCATCTACTTCCGTAGTGCAGAGCGATACGATAACATTCGTGGTATGACTCTGGACTATGCCATAATAGATGAGGCAGCGTTTATTAAAGACGATGCTTGGAGTGAGGCTATCAAGCCGACCCTATTGGTACGAGGCAAGAAGGTTCTCTTTATCTCTACACCTAAAGGTAAGAACTGGTTCTATGAGTTGTTCCAATATGGGCAGAGTGATGACTATCCTAACTACAAATCCTACAAGGGGAGTTCTTACGACACTCCGTTCATTTCAAGAGATGAGATAGACGATGCCAAGAGAACAGTTCCAGAGGCTATCTTCAAGCAAGAGTATTTAGCAGAGTTCATAGATGGAGGTGGCGAGGTCTTCGCTAACATAGACCAATGTACTTTCCCTACTTACCCTAAACCACAAGGTAAGGTATTCGCTGGGCTGGATATTGGTAAGCAAGAAGATTACACAGTTCTCACCTTAATGGATTCTAAAGGTAGGGTTGTAGACATCTACCGAGACAATAAGAACCAATGGTCTGTGATGATTAAGGAGGTGGTAGAGCGTGTGCGTAAGTACAACGCTTCTTTGATGGTTGAGGTGAATGGCGTAGGTGACCCTATCTTTGAGCAGATAAAGAGCCAGTATGCCAATACCCACCCATTCGTTACTACCAACAAGAGCAAGAACGAAATCATAGAAGGGCTTATACTGGACTTTAATGAGATGGGGGTACATATACCCTCAAAAGAATTATTCAGTCCCTTATATCAAGAGTTAAGCGTATTCACATACGAGTATAGCCCAAAGACACGAAGCATAAGATACGGACACCCTACGGGACTACACGATGATACGGTTATGAGCTTGGCTCTATGCAACTACAACAGAAAGAAGAATAAGACTTATGGAACATACGCAGTTAGGTAGAGAGGTAACGATAAAGTTACCCGAGAGTGCAAGGGAACTGACTATTGAGCAGTACCAGAAGTTCCTCAAGGTTGAAGGAGACCAAACCTTCACCTTGCTCAAGGCATTAGAGATATTTGCTAACATCCCATTGAAGGTAGCTCACGCAATGAGAGCAGACGATGTTTTAAGCATCGCTAACGAACTTTTAACTATGGTTAGTGTAGAGCATCCACTCACAAGGAGATTGTCCTTTAGAGGGCGTGAATATGGATTCGTTCCTAATCTGGAGGAGATGAGCTTTGGCGAGTACATAGATTTAGACACCTACCTCTCCGATATGCAAAGCCTACATAAGACAGTTGGTGTATTGTACAGACCGATTGTAAAAGAGAAGGGAGATTACTATGAGGTAGAGCCGTACAACGGCACAGACGGATATAGTGACTTCCCATTAGATGTAGCGTTAGGTGCTACGCTTTTTTTTTATCGTTTAAGCAACAAGTTATTGAAGAGTACCCAGACCTCTTTGGAGGGGGTGAAGGAGATGGGAACTTATCCGCCTCCGCCAACTTTAGTAAGAAGTGGGGATGGTACGGGAGTGTAGACCACCTTGCGGGTGGTGATGTAAGTAGGTACGATGTAATTACAAGCCTACCATTAAGACAATGCCTTACTAAACTCATATACGATAAGGAGAAGGCAGAGGTAGAGCGTAAGCAGTTGAAACTATCTTAAACACCTTTTGCTCATAGAGGTTAACTTATCATAAGAGACTACTATGAGCTTCTACGACATTACAACAAAGATACGAGAACACCTTATTGCCAACTCTCAAGTCAACACCGTTACAGAGGGTGACATCTTTGAGGTAGACCTCAACAAGCAGACTATCTTCCCCTTGTCACATATTATGATTAACAATGTGACCTTTAATGACATTGGCATTACCTACTCAATGAGCATTCTATTTATGGATGTGGCAGATGTGAGCAAGGCAGACCCAAGAGACGAAGACCAAATCTTCTACGGGGTAGATAATAGACACGACATCCTAAACACGCAACTCTTGGTTGCTAACGATTTAGTAAGCCACCTAAAGAGAGGCAACCTAATGCAAGACAAGTACCAGTTGAATGGCACTCCGTCTTGTGAGCCTTTTGAGGATAGGTTTGAGAACTTGTTGGTAGGTTGGAATCTTACCTTATCTATTGACATCGCTAATACCATCACGACTTGTCCGTAATCACTAAAAATACAGAGATGGTTCTTCGGCAGTTTGCCGAGCGAGTAATCAAGGCAGCACGGCTGAATCTTGGTGCTACTCGTACCATCACTTATAATGACGGCAAGAAAAAGAGACGGAGACAAGTATCTTCTGGTAAGCTCAAGGATAGTTTAGACTATGACCTCACTACGGGTGTACACTTACTTATGTCTTTCAAGATGGCAGACTATGGTAAGTACATTGATGAGGGGGTAGATGGTACTAAATACAAAGTGCCTAATGGCTCAAGATTTGGCTTTGATAGTAAGCAACCCCCAAAGGGTTCTATCCGCACTTGGATGGCACAGAAGAAGGTCAAGGCACGAGACCTAAAGACAAATAGTTTTGTTAAGCAGACAGAGGCGAATCTTGACAAAGCAGCCTTCTTAATAAGCAGAAGCATCAAGAGACGAGGGATTCCCAAGAGTGAGTTCTTCCAAGCACCATTTAGAATGGAGTTTGAGAAACTACCAGAGGAAGTACTAAAAGCAGTCTCTATGGATGTAGATGAATTTTTGAAATTTACGAAACGATAATGGCACTAAATACATTACAAGGGTTATACGGAACACGCTCACCAATCTATGTTACTTGGAGTGGTACGAGTGTTACCTCTATTCAAAGCGTATCGCTTGAGATATACATCTGGACGGGAGCGAGAGCATCACGACCAGCATCACCACACATCACTATCAACCGCACTACTGGGTTTGGTAGCAACACTACCCACACCACAGACATCGCTTCTTTGATTGCTGACCAGCTAAACACAACCATTGCAAAGTTATTTAACGATAACATCTTGAGTGAGCAGAATGGTAGAGTAGCGTGGGTACAGATAGACTACGATGTAGACTACAACTCTGGTAGTAATGATACGGGCAGTAGTGACATCTTCCAAGTGATTGAGGGGTATTCTTACTTTGACGAGGGTGCTAACTTTGCATTGACTCAAACGATACTATCACCAGAGAGTGAGCAGAACACTTACGAGTACAATGTAGAGATGATGCCTATCTATGTAGGTGAGTATGGTAAAGGATTGGATATTGTCTACTCATATGAGGACAGAGTCCTTGCAGATGGGGGTACTATTGAAGCATTGTCTTGTTGTAACATTGGATTAGCTACAATACGCATCTTGTTAGACGATGGCACGAAGTATGACTATGCAGTTCCCGAATCGGTAATTTATACGGGTGACCAAGCAGAGGATAGAATCAAACTAATGCCAAGTGGTGTAGCCAACTTGAAGAACTGGTTAGTAACGCAAGGCAGTAGTATTGATTTGGTGAATAGCGATTGGTACAAGATACAATTACTGGACACCTTTGAGAATGTAATAGACGAGAGACAGTTCTACCCAACTTGTGAGGTGAAGTACACCCCAATACAATTGGCGTACATAAGTAAGTACGGAACTTGGAACTATGCTACCTTCTTCAAGCGTAGTGTTGAGACCATTGATGTGACTAACGATATGTATAGAAGGATTACTGGTAATGTGCAGAATGGTGCTTATACCTATGGTCTCCACAACCCTATGTATAAGAAGTACAACACCAATGGTAAGCGTAGGCTTACAATCAACTCTGGGTTTGTAGCAGAGGAGTTCAAAGAGGTGATGGAACAAATCCTCCTCTCGGAATATGTATTGGTAGTAGCAGATAGCACGGTTACTAAAGACGGAAGCACCTATACCTATACTGCTAACAACGGAGCGGTAGCAGCGAATGTATCTACCAATAGCCTCACAAAGAAGAAGAAGGTCAACGACAAGTTGATAGAATACACTTTAGATTTAGAGTACGCATTTGACGAACTTAACTCTACACTTTAATGAACAAGGTAGACCTATACATTGATGGGACACGAGCGGATGCTTTCAATGACGAGAGTATTACGCTTAACCTATCGGTGCAGAACATACAAGACATAGGCAAGGTATTCGGGGAGTTCTCGCAGACCTTTAGCCTACCCGCTACGAAGGTGAACAACGGCATCTTTAGCCACTACTACAATGTTGATATAGTAGGAGGCTTTGATGCTAATGTTAGGGTAGATGCTTTCATAGAGGTGAACACCATTCTCTTTAGAGAGGGAGTGATAGAGTTGGAGGGTTTGCAGTTCAAGAACGGAGAACCCTATTCTTACAATGTTACTTTCTATGGTAAGACGGCAAGTCTTAAAGACCAGTTTGGTGAAGACCAACTAACGGACTTGGACTTGAGTAGTTATGACCACACCTACAACGACCTTAATATCAAGAATGGGTTAGACAGTTATGTAGGAGGTACAAGCAACAACATCATCTATCCACTTATTTCGTCTGCTGAAGATTGGTACTACAATAGCCAAAACACGGGACACGAAACAGATGGAAACATCTCTTTTCACTCGTCTGCTCACGCTCACGGAGTGTTCTACTACGACCTTAAACCCGCTATCAAGCTCAAGGCTATCTTGGATGCGATAGAAGCGGACTATGGGGTGACCTTCAATAGCGACCTATTTGACTCTACTGACTTTGGTAAGTTGTTTATGTGGTGTCACCGCAAGGAAGGGTATATGTTCAAAGACCAAAGAGACTCTTACCCATCCAAGCGCATCAACTTTATTGCTGGTACAAACTTTAACCTAACCAGAGACTACTACGAGGTAACCTCAACAATAGCCACCTACGGCTATATGAGGATAGACTTTACCATAAACTTTATAAGTGGTAATGAGTGTGAGTTCTATGCAGTAAGAGAAAGAGGTGGTGTAACTGAAAAGATTGCAACGCAACAAATCACAAACAACACTACTGGTATCTTCTTTATCTACGACCTACAAGAGGGTGACTTAATCTACTTTGAGTTTGCTCCAAAACCTAATTGGGGAGGTGGCTCTTTAGAGATAGAATGTAATGTAGAGGGCAAGTTGCCAACTGTACCTTTTACCAGTCAGTTTGATGCCCAGACTTCTGGTACACTTCAAGTGTTTACCACAGAGGTCGTAATAGCTGACCAGATGCCAGAGCAGAAAATCATAGACTTCATCACGGGGTTAGTGAAGATGTTTAACCTTGTAATCATCTATGAAGGAAACAACACTTACAAACTTGAACCTCTTGATGATTGGTACGCTGAAGGCTCAACTATTGATGTCACGAGATATATTGACACTACCGAGTTCTCGGCTAACCGAGCTGAACTCTACAAGCGTATTG